AGTTCTTCATCCAATATAAACTCTACGACCAATGGATCGTATGTCAATTTTGTACCAGGTGAATACATGTCCAAAAATGGTGTTGCTCGACTTACTTCACCTAAAGATACACCAGGAAGATTAACAGTTTGGCAAAAATATTGTGTGGTTTTAATTCTACTAAACGTTAATAAAAACTTCGTTGCCTGTAATAGGTTTGTATTATCGGGACTTCTGTTTATTGCTGTCATTTTATCTCCTCTATCAGTATTTAGGAGCCAAAAAAAAGACCACCCGAAGGTGGTCTTTAAAATGTCACTCTGCGGTGACTCTTATCTTACATAAGATTTTTCACTTGGAAAATTCTATAGTAAACGTTTGAACGTGCGTTCAATGCGCCATTGCCACTTGTCAATCCAGTTGCGAATGGGTTTGCAACCATGCCGTAACGAGTCTTGAAACCAATCTTTGGTTGGAATGTGTACTGGTCAATTGCACGAACCATTTGTAGAGGAACGTATGGGCAATAGAAGATACCAGCGTCATAAGGAGAAGAACCCTTATAACCGATTGTCACCAATTCTTGGTTAGATGTGTAACCACCGAAGTATGGGTCGATATAGACCTTGATACGACCGTGTAACATACCAGCAAATGTATTGCCTGTGTCATCAACTTGTAGGTCAGCAGACAAAGCAGGTGTGTATTGCAACACGCCAGCCATCGCCATTGCGGAAGCAACGTCAGATGATACAATCATCACGTTACCTTTGCCACGACGAGTTTGTTTTGCAATAACGTTAGCATCACGTTCGATTTGGAAAATCAAACCTTTGAAACGTTCAACAGACCAACGACCGTTAGAGTCAGTGTCCAAGTCAAATGCACCAGCAGTTGTAGTGCCGTATTGAGCACCTGCAACAGCAGTTGTATAGATTGTACGGATAACTTCACGGTTAATTTCAGCAAGAATCTCGGTAGAAAGAATGTTGCTCAATTCTGTTTCAGCATCCAAACCATGGATTGCTTTCAAGTCTTGTGCAAGTTCTAGTGAGTATTCAGCTTTCAATGCACGGCTTTGTGCAGTAACAGTAACTTTCTCAATGCTGAATGCCATTTGTTTGAAAGGACTGTCTGTGTCTGCACCTAATGCTTCAGCAGTAGATGTTGACATTGCGATACCAGTTGTGTAATGGTTAGCAGTCAAATCTGCAACAGGGCTTGTACGGATATCTGTTGCGTTGTTACCACGGAAACCGTATGGGTTAGACGTAGACAATGCACCAGAGAACTCTGTGTTTGCTTCGTTGAAGAATGCTTCGTTTGTGTTGTTTGGTGAACCTGATTGTGTGTCGTAACGAGCACGCATTGCAAAGATTAGACCAGTAGGTCCAGTCATTGGCTGAACGCCTGCAACGTCATAAGCAATCAAGTTAGGCAATGCACGGCGAACCAAGCTAATCAAGATTGGATCGTAGTTAGAAATGCCAGAACCTGTAACGTTTGTCGGTGCAGAAGATACAGCAGTTTCGTTCAACTGTTGTGATGCTGCAGCCATTTCACGTTGTTGGTTTTCCAAAACAAGTGCTGTAACAGCTTTCTTGTATGGGTCTTTGATGGACTCTAGGCCTTCGTGTTCAAGCACTGGCGCCCATTTCTTTTGTAGTTCTTCGGTTAGATACATTAATGTTCTCCTTATTAGTATCTTTTATTGGTAAAGTTTATTTATTTAACCAATGATTTAGAGATGATTTGTGCGTACTGAGCGATTGCAGGATCAACAGATGCCATTGGCTTCTTTTCATCCTCAACTTCTACAGCTTCATGTAGAGCAGAACTAACTGGTGCTTTAACTGTTTGTTGGAAGTATGAATCTACCAATGTTTCTAGTTTGCGACCAAATTCTTCTTCAGTAGTAAACTCAACAGTCTCTGCGAGTGATTTTAGTTTTTCTACTTGTGTCTGCGTCAGGCCTTCACATACTGTATGTATAGCCTCTGTCTTTTTAAATTCGTTAATTTGTTTCTTCATTTCAACGTTACGTGAAATTTCTTCGTTGATTGAAGTTTCCAATTCTTCAACCTTTGTGGTCAATTCTTCCACAACATCAACTTTTTCTTCTGGAATGTCAATGTAGTGTTCTTCGAATAGACCTTTTAGACCACGGATGAAATCTTCAACGATTTCGGAACGTAGACCTTTTTCGATTGCCAATTGGTTTTCTTTGAACCATTCTTCAGCCATGTAGTTGATGTAGTCATCCAACTTCTTAGCCAAATCTTCTTTAACTGATTCAACAGCCACTTCAAATTCTTCGTACAATGCTTCTTCGACTTCTTCCATAATAGATTGAGAACGAGCAATAACGGCAGATTCAAAAATTGTGGTTGCTTTTGTTTTGAATTCTTCTGAAAGGTCTTCACCTGAAAGTAATGCACCTACGTCTTGGTCCATTTGTTCTTTCATTTTTTGTTTCTTCATCATAGACTTAATCATTTTTTTGTCTTCTGCTGCATCTTCATGACCTTCTTTTTCTTCTGCAACAACTTCTTCTGCTTCTTCTTTTTCTTCAGCATAAGATTGGAATGTTGCACCTGGATTTGCTTGCATCATTTGTGGTGCAAGTTTAGCTTTGATACGGTCACGAATTGCGTTGTAATCAGTTGCTGCAGCTTGAACAGCTTTGTGTTCAGAACCTTGTGAGTCAGCAGGACCTGACAACTTTTCAGCAGGTTGTGAACCAACTGGTGGCGTTGCACCTGGAGGTGTTGCTGTTGGTGTACCTTTTGTATAGTCACCAGTTTCGTCATCCTGTTTTTTAATTTCACCTGCAACTTCACCAACATCTTTAGTGCCGTAAGCAACAGATGTAGGTAACTTTGATGGTGCGTCTTTGTGGCCACGGCTTACAGAAGCATCAAAAGTTTCTTTTGCACCTTCTGTTAGAATTGCTTTAGCGGCGTCTGTCAGATTAAATTTTCCCATTTTGAGAATCTCCTTGATTTATATTGGATATTTATATTTAAAGTTTTTTAAGGAAGTTTTCAAAGATTTTTAAACTTACAGTTTCAATCTCTTTGCGTGATGCTTGCTTAATCTCTTGTTTAGCTTCATCGTAATGTTGTTCGGTCCAAACACCGTTAACCAACATCCACTCCTTACCTTCCATAATACCTTGTACAAAAGCACCAGGCGCAGAAGGATCTGCTACAATATCTGCCGCTGTGGCCAGATGAAAGTCTCCTTGAACGACATTGATGCCGTTTTCCATTTTAAGAGAACCCATACCTCTAGATGACACACCAAGTTGTGCGCCGCCTTCGATAAGGTTTCTTGCAATGTTACCCATAGGGGTTTCAAGAATTTTTGCTTTGCCTATCCAAGCATTTCCTTCTTGGCGCAGACCAACAATTAAGTGTGATACACGGTCAAGATTAATGGATGGGGTGTCTGGATGTCCCAGTTCACCAAAGGCACGATTTTTTTGAATGTATTCTTCGTTATAACGGTTAACTTCATTACGCATAGTTTCTTCTTTATACATGCGTTTGTTTTTGTTAACAGCTTCTGCGACTAGAAACGGACCTTCAATGAAAAGAGTTTTCTTTCCATCTTTTTCTTCCGTTAAATATTGTACCGATTCGGTAAGTTCTCGTATGAGTTTCATTTTAATCCTTATGGTCTTATGCTGTAACTACCGTAGTTAAATGCAGCTGGATCGTTGAACTGACCACGTTGATAGTGTTCGTTGTCTTTACGTAATTCTAATATTAATGTATATGAATTGTTTGCGACCATGCCTCTAGTTTGAACACCTATATCACCTCTGGAGTTTGCTGTTCCTTTTGAGTTGTTTGGTATTGTTACCCAGTTATCTTGACCATCAAATTCACAACTACCATTCAACATGAATATTGGTGTAGTTGTATCAGCGTGCCAAAATAAATTAACATCACCATTATTAGGACCTGAGTACCATAAACGATTCAAAGCTAAACCATAATAAGATAATGGACCTGTATTTGCAGTCGATGAAAGTAAGTTTGCTTTCGAACTATCTAATGCACCATATAATGTGTTAGCCGTAATTCTGGCGTGGTTGTCTTCTTGACCAGTACCATCAAACTTACCTGTTAATTTAATAACGGCATGTTCTGTTGTGTCTTTAATGACTTGATATGAATATAAATTTGCCATTTGTAATTCCTGTTATGTTTGAATAATATTTATACCAGTGTCAAAATTATTCAGCTTCTGTTGTAGCAGGTTCATCTGCACTTACAACTTCATCTTCGGATGTTGCATCATCTGGATTCATTAATTGTTTTGCAACTTCAACCTTGTGTGTCTCAATATGAGCTTTAACTCTATCGTGTAGTGCGGAATATAATGCATTACGCATTTCAATTGCGTTGTCATTTTCTGCGTAGTCTACGATTTCTCTTGCTTTGTCCATTGTTATCTCCTAATTATAAAATGCGTTTCAATCTGGTAAATGTTGTTTCAACTTCTTCTAAGCTGAGGTCACCTTTAACTGATTTTGAACCACCGGAACTTTTTGGTTTTGGTTTACTCTTTGATGATGAACTACCACCAGAACTGGAACCACCAGTTGGTGCAGGATCAGGCATTAATTCTGCCTGTTGTACCATTTGGTCGGTCTGAACTTGCCCCAACATTTGTTGTTGTGCAACATCGTTTGTTACAGCAACAGGCAATCCAAGACCCATTTCTTTTTCTTTTTCAATCTCTGCATCCATTTCAGAAATCTCATCATCTGTTAGACGCAACACATTCTGTTGAATCCATTTTTGTGAGAAGTAACGGCCTGTATACGGATCAACCGATTGAAGTAGAGTTAAACGTTGTGAAATTAATTCCGCTTCTTTTAATTCGGAGAAATTATTATCTTTAATGAAGTCGTAGTGAATGTCTTCTTTAAACAATTCCCATTCTTCATCTGTACAAATACCTTTTAGTACACATTGTACACGTAATGCCTGGTTGAATACATCGGAGAATTTACTTCTCAATCTATCCACAAATTTTGAGAACTTCAATTCATCTCTAGTAATTTCTGATGAACGACCAAGTGAGAATCCTTGATTAGGTTCTAACCTGGAGATTGGAACACATAAGGCACCATAGAGTTTCTTCTGAAAGTATTTAACGTCTTCCAACTCACCTAGGTTCTGTCCACCTGGTAGTGTAGTAATCTCTGTGCCTTTACCACCTTCTCTACGTGGTAACCAGAAGTCTTCCATCATGGACATAAACTTGCGGTCATCACGGACTTCACCTGTGTTGGCATCATAGACAAGTTTGTTTTTATACTTGACCATAATGTCACGTAGGTATTGTTCTGCTTTTAATTTTGGTAAATTGCCAACGTCAATGTAGAAAATACGGCGTTCTGGAGCTCTCGAAATACGGTAAATGACCGTTGCATCCTCTATCATACGTAGTTGATTAAGAGGCTTGATTGCTTTATGTAGATAACTCAGAACAACCGCACGGCGGGAGTCCATAAGACCCGATACCACCGAAATAATAGAGTCTGTTGTAATGCGAACACCAACAGGACCAAAATTGGATGCACTACCACTAACAACTTTGTCGTTGTAGATGTAGTATTCGTTGACTGGTTGCATAATGTCTGCACCAGTTCTCTCATCTTTTTGTTTCTTCATTTCACGGACCTTACGCAATCTACGTGGGTCAATGTAACGAAGTTCTTTAATACCTTCTTGTGGATTCTCACGGTCAATAATGATGTGGTAGTACATTCTACCATCAACATAGTATCTACGGAAGATATCTTGAGCCATGTTTTGATAACTCAACATACGAAGAACATTGTTGAATTCTTCTTTAATGGCTTTTTTAATTTTGTCTGCAACTTTTAAATCATCTAAAATGATTTGTGTTATTTTACCATCATCGTCTTGCACAATGGCTTCATTAACTATGTCATCTATCGCAGATTCGATTTCAGGTTGCATTGCCATTTCACGATAACGAGAGATAAGTTCTACTTCATTCTTTGCGGTACCGTCAAGGTCAACATAAGTGCCGTAATATGCGGCAGATGTAATAGTTAATGCCCCATCGTCTTGCGTTGGTGGTGCAAATGATTGTTGTGCGGCCGCATCTTCCTCATCCTTTTGGCGAGAAATTGTAAAACCGAACAGTGAAAATTTATTTGTGTTGTTTGCCATATTTTGTGTGTAATTATAAAATCAAAAAAACATGGGAGACCCGAAGGCCTCCCGCATATATCAAGATGTTGTGTCTGTTTCCCAGAATTGGTATGCAAACGTACATGTGAATTCTTCAATTGCGTCATTTGAACCCCAATCAAGGTCGATTGGTGCCAAATCTAGTGGAAACAAACCAACGAAATTATATCTTTTCAATTCGTTGCCTGTTTTACCATATTGAATAACGTTTGCATCAACAGAATAACCATTAGAATTTCTTGCTGCGCCACTTCTTAGGTTACCTGAGTGACTATTGATAGAGTTCATCCAGTTTTCTAAAGAATTTCTGATTGCAAAATCTTCATCGTTGATGATTGTCAATGTCCAGTCAGCAAATGTTCTGTTGCCTGGAAATTTCATCTCACGGCCAAAGTAAAAAACTGGTACAGTACCAATTGATGAACCTGGTAGTTGAGCTGTTTTCGCCATAAAGGTTAGTTTTTGACCAGCAGCTGTTGAGTTTGTTACGTTTGATGGAAATATTAAAGAGACAGAGAATAAATTAGGACGTGCTCCGTCTCCAATCATATTAGCTCTGAATTCTGATACATTAAATGCCATTGTTTTCTCCTATATCGTTTATTTATTAAGCTGCGCCAACGATTGTTACGAAGTCAACACCAGTACCAACAGCAATAAAGTTCAATTGAATGTAGTTTACTGAACGTGCAGGTTTAAGGTAGATATCTCCAACGAATTGGTTACTATCAATAACTTGTTGCGTGTTATTTGTTGTATCGCAAACAACTCTAAAGTCTGTTAAACCACGGCGACCTTGAATGTCACGCAAGAATGGTGATACTAAAGCAATAAATTGTGCTCTTGTAAATTCATCATTCAATTCAAACATTGAGAACTTGGCTGCTTGTGCAATTGCCTTTTCTAATGTAATGAATAGACGGCGAACATTGATACGGTCGAATGCTGATGGTTTGTTTAACAATGTTTTGTCACCAAACAATACTGTGCCTTGACCTGGGAATGATACAACTGGATTAACACCTGCTGCATACAATGTGTCACGGAATGATTTGTTTGGATTCCATGCCAACTTGATACAATTCTTAATTGCACCACGGTTGAAACCAGCTGGTGAGAACCATGGGTCACGAATGTTGTCTGTGTATACACACAAGCCAGCAATATCACCGTTCAATGGTATCCAACGATATGTGTTGTTGTACTTGTCGAATTGGTATTTCCATCCAGAATCAGCAACAACATAAGAAGAACTTCTTGATAGTGTTGTCAACCAATCTTGAATATTAGTTGTTTCGTCTCCTGCTCTATTAACTACGTCTGCATATCTTGGAGAGATAAAAGCAACACAGTCTGCACGACCAACAGCAATATTGT